CCGAAGGACGCCAAGGCGCTTTCCTTCACCGTCGGCGGCAAGCGCGTCGTCGCCAAGAAGGTCACGATCCCGGCGCGGCCCTATCTCGGCGTCTCGGAGCAGAACGCGCGCGATCTCGAAGCGGCGGCGATGGCGTTCATCGAGAGGGCCGTGCAATGAACGACCTCGTCGCGCTGCGCTCGGCGATCGTCGCCTCGCTCGCCGCCAAGCTCGGCGCGACGATCGACGTCGACGAACACGGCGGCACGTTCAACGAGGCCGAGCTCAAACGCTTCGCGACAAAAGCGCCGGCGGTGCGCGTGGCGATCGTCGGCGTCGGCAAGGCGTCGCGCTTCGCCGACGGTCGCCTGCGCGTGCCGGTGCGCTTCGCCGCCGTCGTGGTCACCCGCGACGCGGCGCCCGGCGGCGCGAAGATCCCGCGCGACGCCGCGGCGCTGCTGTTGGCGACCGCGGTCGAGTTGGCCGTCGGCGGCAATCGCTTCGGTCTCGAAGGGATGTTTCAGCCGACCGACCTCGAAGCGCGTTCGGAATATTCCGGGCCGGTCGACACGCTCGGCGTCGCGCTGTGGCAGGTGACCTGGACGTCGGACGCGCTGATCGGGGACTCGCTGGCGCCGCCCGACACGGCGATCGCCGCCTTGACGCAGGCGCTGGTCGACAGCGTGGCGACCTGGAACGCGCCGGCGGCGGGCGCCGACGCGGCGAGCGGCCTGACCGGCGCCGATCCCCTCAATCCGGGGGACAACTCATGAGCCTCGTCGCCCGCATCGAAGCGCTCGAATATCACATCGCCGATCTGAAGCGGCGCCAGTCGAACTACGTGCGCCCCGCGGTCGTGATCTCGTTCGACCCGGCAACCAACACGACGATCGCCAACATCGGCGACGCGACGACGCCGGTGCCGACCCACGCCATTCCCGTCTTCACGCATGCCGGCTCGGGCAAGAGCTGGCGGCCGCTGAAGGTCGGCCAGCAGCTCACGCTGCTCTGCCCCGACGGCGACCTCGCCAACGCGGTGGCGCTGCCGGGCGGCTTCCACGACAAAAACCCGGCGCCGTCTTCGAGCGCGGCGGAAGACATCGAGGCGCAGCGCGGAACCGCGCGGCTGCGCACCACCGACACGGCGGCCTTCCTCGAGTGCGGCGGATCGAGCGTCGAAGTGCAGGACGGCGTGATCACGCTGACTGCGGCGAAGATCGTTCTCGCCGGCAAGTACTACCTCGGCGGCGCCGACGCGGCCAATCCGGTGGCGATGCAAGGGACGATCGACACCGGCGGTTTCGCCGACGTCGGCAACCTCGCCACCATGGGCTTCACCAAGTGAAAGGGCTTTTGAAATGGCTGTGATCAAGCGATCAGGACCTCGCCGCGGCCTTTCGACCGGCGGCGCGAAGGTCGACACGACCAAGGTCAGCTACACCGTGGTCAAGGACGTCAAGAACGCGATGAAGATCGCCGGCAAACGCCGCCAGAAGGGCGACGTCTTCATGGCGATCCCGCGCCACGTGTACTTCCTGGTGCTCGAAGGCGTGATCGCGCCGACCCCGGCGGCGAGCTCGGCGAGCGCATCGACCGCGACCGGCGCCTCGTCGAGTTCATCGGCGTCGTCCGCTTCGTCGTCTTCCTCGAGTTCGTCGGTCTCGTCGAGCTCATCGTCTTCGTCGAGCGCGACGACCTCGTCGAAGTCCGTCGCGAGCTGACATGCGCACCGGGATCGATCGCAACACGGGCGCCGTGCTGACCGGCTGGGACCATTGCGTCCAGTCGATCCTCGACATCGTCTCGACGGCGATTGGTTCGCGCGTCATCGCCCGGCCCTATGGCTCGAACGGCCCGAACCTGATCGATCGGCCGCAGAGCCCGCCGTCGATCGTCGCGCATTGGTCGGCGATCGCCGAGGCGCTGCGCAAGTGGGAGCCGAGCTTCCGGTTGCGCCAGGTCGCAGTGACCGAGCTCGGCCCCGACGGCGTCGCCGGCTTCACGCTCGCCGGCGACTACTACCCCAACGGCTATCTCGGCGACTATTCGATCGTGATCCCGATGCAGACGGTGTTCGCGCCGCTTCCGGCGATCTTCGCATGAGCAATTTCGCCAACATCGATCTGTCGACCCTGCCGCAGCCGGCGGCCGTGCAGACCTGGTCGTTCTCGGCGATCGTCCAGGCGCGGCTCGCCGACCTCACTGAGCGCATGCTGGCGGCCGGCATCGCCTACGACACGTCGGCGCTGGAAAGCGAGCCGTCGGTCAAGCTGCAGGAGACCGGCGCCTATCGCGAAGGCCTGGTCGCCCAACGCATCAATGAAGCGGTGCTGGCGACGACCCTGGCGTGGGCGCAAGGCGACGATCTCGACAACGTCGTCGCGGCCTTCGACACTTTTCGCGCCAGCGGCGAACTCGACCCGAGCCTGCGCCGCCGCGGCCAGCTCGCCTGGGAGGCGTTGAGCCAGGGCGGCACTTATGGCGGCTATCGCTACAAGGCGCTGTCGGCCGCGCCGGTCGACCTCGCCGACGTCGCCGTCTACGGCGCCGAAGTCGCCGGCGTTTCGCCCGGCCAGGTGATGATTGTCTGCCTCGGCGTCGCCGCCAACGGCGCGCCGTCTCCGGCTTCGCTCGCCGCCGTGCGCGCCGCCTTCCCGCGGCAAAATCGCAAGGTCAACGACCAGATCGTCGTGCGGGCGATCAATCCGGCGCCCTATTCGGTCGACGCGACCATCTTCCTCAATTCCGGCCCGGACGCCGCCTCCGTCGTCGCCGCGCAGACCAAGGCGCTCGCCATCTTCGCCGCGGCGCGGCGCGCCATCGGCGCGTCGGTGACGCCAGGCGCCATCGAGTCGGTGCTCGGCTATAGCGCGCCGGGCCTCGTCTACGACGTGACGGTGCGCTCGCCCGCCGCGCCGGTCGGCGGCGATCCGTTCGCCGCGCCGATCCTTTCCGGCGCGCGCGTCGTCTGGGCGCCGCGCTCATGAGCGCGACCGACCTTCTGCCGCCCAACGCGACGCCGCTCGAAAGCGCGCACAGCGCCGAGGACAATCGCATCCTCGCCGCCGACGTCGACGCGATCCGCCGCGAGCGCGATCCGACGCGCTGCGACGCCGCCTTCGTCGCGCCGCTGGCCTGGGAGCGCAGCATTCATTTCTGGGACCCGAACGACGACGCGGCCAATCGCGCCCGCGTCGCGTCGAGCTTCGCCGACCACGGCGCCTACGGTTCGCCGCCGGCGCTTGAAGACGAGATCGCGCTCGACGCCGGCCTGCCGGTCAAGGTGCGCGAGTTCTTCGAGCTGGCGCGGCTCGTCTGGCCGGAATTCACCGTCGACGTCGCGGTCGAACTGCAGGGGGCCGAGCCTCTCGTCATCGCCTCCGCCGCATGGGCCGGCGGTTTCGCGCCGCTCGGCGCGTCTGGGCCGCCCGGCGCGACGATCGCCGCGCCGCTGCCAGCGGCTTCGGCGATCGATATCGCTGCGGTCACGGCCTCGGCGTTGGCGCGCAAGAACGTTCGTGACGTGCTCGCCGCGGTGCGCTTGGTCGCGAATCAGCCGGCGTCGCCGCTCTACGTCGGCGCGGCGGCGAGCGTGCGGCCGAGCGTCACGGTGCTGCCGTTCGGGCTGCCGAAGCCGGCGCCGCAGCTCTTCGTCGGCGCGGCGAGCCGCGTGCTGCCGACGTTCACAGTTTTGCCGTTGAGGGCGACATGACCCAAGTCTACGCGACGCAGACGACCCAATATTTCGACAACCTGATCGCTGCGGCGCAGGCCGGCGGATCGCCGGCCAACCTGACCGGCGGCGCGCTGGTGGTCGGGGACGGCAATGGCGCGGTGCCGACGATCTCGGCGCTGATCGCCGCCGGCGGCGTGACGCACGAAGTGTGGCGCGGCCAGGTCATCCAGTCGGTGACCGTCGACCCCAACGCCGCCAATCAGATCGACGTCGCGGTCGACATTCCCGCGTCGAGCGGCGGGGCGGAGATCGGCCCGTTCACCGTCACAGAATTCGCCATCCTCGACGCGCTCGGCCACTGCTGCATCGTCGGCACCACCAATTTCGAAAAGACGGTGTCGTCGCAGGGCCAGACCTGCGACCTGGCGTGGAACGTCGCGGTGGTCGTCGCTTCGACCAGCGCCGTGACGATCACGCCGCCGAACGGCGGCTTCGCGACGATGGCGCAGGTGATCGCCGGCTACAACGCCAATCTCCCCGGCGTCGCGGCGCCGATCACCAAGAGCGACACGACGAGCGCCGCCGGCTGGACCGACCGCACGATCGGCATCGCGGCGGCGGCGCAGCCGGTCGACGCAGTGACGCCGGCGTCGAGCACGGCGGCGATGGGTTCGGGGCGACCGGCCTCGCCGGCGGAGTGGGCGGCTGGCGCGCCGACCGCCGGCGGCTTCGCCTGGCCGTGGCCGACCCTCCAACAGGTCAGCGCGGCGCTGGCGGCGATCTGGACGGCGATCAACGGGCTGCCGCAGTCGCTGGCCGGCTACCTGCCGCTTGGCGGCGGCACGATGCAGGGCATGCTGGCGCTGTTCGCCGATCCGACGGCGGCCGCGCACGCGGCGACCAAGCGCTATGTCGACGCCGCGATCTCCGCCCTGGCGACGGCGCTCGGCGGCTATCTGCCGCTCGCCGGCGGGACGATGACGGGCCCGCTGATCACCGCGCGCGACCCGCAGAGCGGCAAGGAGGCGGCGAACAAGGAATACGTCGACGCCGCGGCCGTCAACCCGTTCAGTTCGACGGGCGTCGGCGCGATGATCCAGCTCGTCGCCGCCGGTGGCGTCAATGTAACGCCGTCGTCGGCCTTCATTGGCCAAACAGCATCGTGGGTTTGGCAGGTGTCGACGCAGCCGATGAGCGCCAGCTGTGGGCCGACGAGTTGCTTGTTCAGCGACGCGCGGTGGACCTACCCCAACATGCCGGCCGGCGTATGGACCTGCATCTCCGCCGCCTCGTTGCAGAGCGGCGCGAACCCGCAAACCTGCCTCGTGACCTTGAAGCGCACCTCGTGATCCGCCGCCCGGCGGCCGCCGCCGAACGCGACCATTCCGTGGCGCGGCGCGCCGACCCAGTCGAGGGATGAATGACAACCGCCATCCTCGCCCTGCCGCAGATCTCCGGCTCGCTGACGATCGCGACCAACGCCGACCTGCGCGCGGCGCTGCAATTCACGCAAGCCGGGTCGAGCGCGCCGCTCGATCTCACCGGGATTGCGTTTCACATGCAGGTGCGGCCGACGGCGGGGTCGTCGGCCATCGCGCTCGACCTGTCGACCGCCAACGGGCTGCTGACCAATGGCGGGACGAACGGGCTGTTGAGTTGGCTCGTTCCCGCGGCGCAAGTCGCGCAGATCGCGGCAGGCGCCTATGTCGCCGACCTGATCGCCGAGGGCGACGGCGCCGTCGTCAATCTCTGCCAGGCCGCGCCGCTGACGGTGACCGTCGTCGAGGGCGTCACATGCTGACGATCTCGGCCGCGCCGTCGCCGTTGAGCGTCGCCGCCGCCGCGGCGAGCCTGGCGATCGCCGCCGCTTCGCCGTCGCCGTTCCTGGCCGGCGGCGCGGGTCAGGTCGCCAGCGTCGTCGCCGCGCCGAGCGGCGCCAGCGTCGCCGCGCAAGCGGGCGGCGTCTCGGTTTCGGGGCAAAGCGCCGCCGCGCTGGCGCTGACGCTGCAAGCGGTCAGCCTCGCGCCGGTCGACGGCGAAGTCGCGATCGACGTCTCGCAGGGCAATACGTTCGTCGTGGCGATGAACGCCGCGGCGGCGGTGCGCTTCGTCAATTGGCCGGCCGGGCGCGCGCAGCGGGTCGCGGTCTATTTCGTCCAGGACGCGGTCGGCGATCGCGTCGCGAGCTGGCCGCCGGTGAAGTGGCCGGACGGCCAGCCGCCGATGCTGTCGACGGCGCCCGGCGCGATCGACTGCGTGGTGTTCGACACGTTCGACGGCGGCGAAACCGTGTTCGCCAACCTGGTCGGCGAAGGCTACGCCTGAAAGGGGTTCGAATGTCCATTCAATTCTCGGTCGCGGTGCGCAATGCGCAGCTCGCCGCAATCTTCGCCACCATCGGCGCGGCGGCGAAGCTGCTGCTCTACGCCGGCGCGCCGCCGGCCAATTGCGCGACCGCCGACTCGGGCGCGCTGCTGGCGACGCTGACGCTGCCGAGCATGGAAGAGAACAGCGCCGCCGGCGGCTCGGAGTCGCAGGCGAACGGCCCATGGACCGGCGTGGCGAGCGCGGCGGGCACGGCGGGGCATTTCCGCGTCATGGACCCGACCGGCGCGACCTGCCACGTGCAGGGCACGGTCGGTCAGGGCTCGGGCGATCTCGCCTTCGACAACCCGACCTTCGCCGTCGGCCAGAACATCCAGATCACCTCATTCACTCTGACTGATGGGAACGCCTGATGGTTCAGCTCGTCGACCGCGCCAAGATGACGGTGGCGACCGCGCCGGGGGCGGGCGTGGTCGCGCTCGGGGCCGCCGTCGCCGGCTACCAGTCCTTCGCCGCCGCGGGCGTGGCCAACGGCGCCGCCATCTCATACGTAATCGAGGACGGCGCCAACTGGGAATACGGCCATGGAACGTATTCATCGACCGGCCCGACTCTGACGCGTACCACGATCCTCGGCTCGTCGAACGGCGGCGCGGCGATCGCGGCGTCGGCTGCGGCGCTCGTCTTTGCCTCGGTGCTCGCCGAGGACCTGCAGCCGTTCGCCGGCGACTCCGGCTCGGGCGGCGTGGCGGGCATGGTTCCGGAGCCCCCGGCCGGCGCGGCGGCTTCCAATCTGGTCCTCGGCGCGGGCTCGACGCCATGGGTCGGCCGGATGGCCGGCTTCCGCAATCGCCTCATCAATGGCGCATTCGACGTTTGGCAGCGTGGGACAACGTTCACGCCCCTCGGCGCTTCTCCGTACACCGCCGACAGATGGGTTTGCGTTCGCTACGCCGACGTTGGCAACTTCGTCCTCTCGAAGGCGACGGGAATATTGCAGAACGGCGTCAACCGCAGCGCCCTGCACGTTCAGCGCACGCCTGGCGACACGATAACAGCGAACCCGATCTGGCTTTCACAGTCTGTCGAGTCGCTCAACTGTCACGACCTCGCAGGCCAAGACGTCACGCTGTCCCTCTACGCCCGCGTCGGCGCCAACTTTTCGTCTCCGAACTTGAGCGTGGCTCTTCGTTCCGGAACCGGAACCGACGAGCGCGCCGGAGCTTATACCGGAGACGCTCTCGTCGCCTCGCTCAACGTCCCTCCTTCGCAGACGACCTATGCAAGGTTCTCCTGCACGGGAACGCTCGCCGCCAACGCCAACGAGTTGGGCGTGTTTATCACTTACGGCCCGACAGGGACGGCGGGGGCGAACGACTGGTTCGAAATCCTCGACGTGCAGCTCGAGCCGGGTCAAGTCGCGACGCCCTTCGAGCGCCGACCGATTGGCGTCGAACTGGCGCTGTGCCGGAGGTACGCCAGGCCCGCGGGCGCCGGGATGGGCGGCCGCGTCAATACCTCGACGATGATTGAATTGTGGGGGGCAATTTCTCCGCCGATGCGCGTGTCGCCCTCCGCTACGCTCGGCGGCTTTACGGGGGCGTCGACGACAATCGAACAGGTGGGGGTCGGCAACATAACCACGACCGCTATTTGGAGCAGCCTAACGACGCCCGACTCGATGGATTTCAATTTCACGGTCTCGGGCGCGGGGGGCGGGAATATGGCGGCCGTGATCTCGGGCGATCTTGTCTTTCTCTCGGCGGAGCTTTGACAATGAACTACACATTGCAACCCGCGCCCTCGACCTCCATCACCCGCGACGCCGCGACGCCGACGGCGCTTTCCATCCCCGCCGACGTCGGCAACGCCGATTGGCGAGCTTATCAGGCGTGGCTCGCCGCGGGCAACGCGCCCAACCCCGCGCCGGCCGGCCCCGCGCCGGTTCCGACCGCCCTGCTGTGGCAGCTCGAGGCGGCGTGCGAGGGCGCCGCGTCGGCCGCCGCGCTCGGCTTCACCCCGCCGACCTGGGCGCAAGTGCAGGCGGCGGTCGCGGCGCAGAACAGCCCGGCGCTGACGGCGTTCTTCAATGTCGGAACGAACGCGATCCCGGCCGACTCGACGACGCTGCTCGCTCTCGCCGCCGCGTTGCCGTCGCCGCTGACGGCGGCGCAAGTGACGGCGCTGGTCGCGGCGGCGGCGGCGGTCGCGATCGACTGAGGCTGCACACGGCGCAATAACCCATGCTCGGCTTCGCCGCCCTCGCCAAGCTGCCGCTCAGCGCTTCCGTGCAGGCGGCGGGGTCGCTCGCCGCAGGCGCGCTGGCGCCGGCGGCGCTCTCCGGCGGCGCTGAGGGCGTCGCGACCGGGACGCTCAGCGGTCCGGCGATCTCTGGCTCGGGGGCGCTCGGTTCGGCGCCGCTCGGCGGCGTCGCACTCAGCGCTTCGCTGGCGCCGGTCAAACCGGTCGCCGACGCGACCCTCTCGGCCGCGGCCTCCGCACCGGCGACGGGTTCGCTCGCGTCGGCGCTCCGCGACGCAACGCTCGACGCGACAGCGTTCGCGCTGGCGAGCGCCGCCGAAGGCTCGACGCTCGACGGCGCGGCGTTATCGGCTGCAGCTTCCGCTCTGTCGACGGGCGCTCTCGCCGAGGCGCTGGCGGCGGCGACGTTGGCCGCCGCGGCGATCGCTCCAGCGACTGGGGGCGAAGCCTCGACGCTTCTCCCTGTAAACCTCTCGGCCTCGGCTTCCTCGCCAGCGACGGGTTCGCTCGCGGCGGCGCTCGCCGTTGCGACGCTCGACGCGAACGCGTTCGCGCCGTCGAGCGCCGCCGAAGGCTCGACGCTCGACGGCGCTACGACCGCCGCCGACGCCGCAGCGATGGCTTCGGCGGCGCCATCCGTCACGCTCGCCGACGTGACGGCGTCGTCCGCCGGGTTTGGGCTCGCCCGCGGCGCCGTCGTGACCGAGCTCGCCGCCGCGACCCTCGGCGCGACGGCGTGGCGTCGCTCGAAATATCGCCCAGCCGCGCTGCTCGCGGCGTGAGGAGGAAAGACGCATGAGACGAGTTTGCCTCGCTCTCGCCGGCCTCGCGCTGCTGATCGGCGGCGGCTCCGCCGAGGGCGCCGGACGCGGCGGGGCGCCGGCGCCGTCGCTCTATGCGCCAGCCTGGCGCGACGGCGCGCCGGCGATCGTCGGGCGCGCGGCGTGGGAGGGCGGCTCGCGGATCGTCGCCGAGGCGCAGCAGTGGATTGGCTCGGCCAATCCGACCGGAACGATCGGGCCGTGGTGCGCCGATTTCGCCAGCTTCGTGTTGCAGCGCGTTGGCTTGCCGCCGCTGCCGAACCGTATGGCGTCAAGCGCGCTTCGCTACGGGCCGCACACCGACGCTCCACGGCGGGGCGATCTGGCGGTCATGCCGCATCACGTCGGCTTCGTCGCCGGCGTCGAGCCGGGCGGGACGATCGATTTGCTGTCGGGCAATTACGGTCGCCGCGTCGCGCTGGCGCACGTGTCGCGCGCAGCGTTCGTCGCCTTCGTCGCCGTCGGCGAGGCCGCGACGCCATCAGGGAGCGCCCATCATGATCGAAAGCGTCGTTTGGTTCATCTGCGGCGCGTCGTTCCTCGCGGCGCTCATCGTTTTGAACGCGCCGTTCCGGCGCCGACAGGGCTATCAGCCGCAGCCTGGGCCACGCCCGAAGCCGCCAACCTGTGGCGGCGGCGTTCGTTGACGGAAGGGGATGCTGCGCGGCGCTGGTGAAGTTGTTCACCCTAGGGCCGCAGCCCGGACAAAAGCGAAGGTGGCGCGGTTTCCGAGCGCCGTCAAGCGGCCTTAAACCAGCATTTGCGAGGCCTCATGAGCTCAACGACTTTCCTCCACGGCGTCGAGGTCCAGGAAGTCGCTTCGGCGACGCAGCCGATCTCCATCAACCCGTCGGGCGTCGTCGGCCTGATCGGCACGGCGGCGTCGGCCGACGAGGCCTCGTTCCCGCTCAACGAGCCGGTGCTGCTCAATTCGCAGCCGACGCTGGCGCTGAAGCTTGGCGCCGACGGCACGCTGCTCTCCGCGGTGCAGCAGGTCTACGCCGAGGGCGCCGGCCAGGTCGTCGTCGTGCGCGTCGCCGACGATCCCGAGCCCGACAACGTGATGAACAACATCATCGGCTCGGCCGCGGCCAAGACCGGGCTCTACGCCTTCCTCGGCGCGCGCGCCCAGGTCGGCGTGCCGCCGCGCACGCTGATCGCGCCTGGCTATATGTCGATCCTGCCGACCGCGACCGGCGGCGGCCCGCTCGCCAACCCGATCGTCACTGCGGCGCTGCCGCTGGCGACGCGGCTGCGCGGCCGCGTCTATTTCGACGCGCCGTCGACCGGCGATGACGACGCCATCGCCGCGGCCGAGCTCTACGGCTCGGATCGCGCCGTGATCTTCTATCCCAACGTGATGGTTTGGGACACGACGACGGCGTCCTATGTCGCCATGCCGGCGTCGGCGTCGATGGCGGGACTGACCGCCTACGTGCACGAAAACCTCGGCTTCTGGTATTCGCCGTCCAACCAGGTGCTGCAAGGCGTCGGCGGCGTGGCGACGCCGATCGACTGGGCGATGTCGGACGCCGAGTGCGAAGCCAATGTGCTCAACGGCGCCAACATCACCACGATCATCAACGCGGCGAAGTCGGCTGGCCTGCAAGACGGCGGCTTCCGCCGCTGGGGCAACCGCAACCTCGCCACCGACGCCAACTGGCGCTTCGAGGCGGTGCGCACGGCGGCCGACATGATTTACGAGTCGCTCGACGAGGTGACGCTGTGGGCGGTCGACAAGCCGCCGGGGCTGCAACTGCTGCAAGACATGACCAACCGCGCCAACGATTTCTTCAAGTATGGCAAGACGGTCGGCTTCCTGGTCGGCGGCCGCTGCTGGCTCGACCCGGAACTCAATCCGTCGTCGCAATGCGCGCAGGGCATCTGGAACTGGTCGATCGACCCGGAACCGCCGGCGCCGATGGAGCACATCATCTACACCGCGAACCGCAACGCCGACTACTACACCCAGGAGGTCGCGTCGCTCGCCAACATGATCTCCGCCAACGGCTGAGGACGCTCCCATGGCCAACCAACTCGACTACATCCTCCAGTCGTTCAGCCTCAACATCGACGGCTACGGCATGGCCGGCTCGGGCGAGAAGTGCACCTTGCCGAAGATCAAGAAGCACATGGAGAAGTACCGCGGCGGCGGCATGATCGCGCCGCGCCAGCACGCGCTCGGCTACGAAGAATTCGAGTTCGAGTGCGACCTGACGGCGGTCAATCCGCAAGTCATCGCACAGAGCGCCTTCCTGGTGTCGAAGGGCGTCTCGTTTTCGGTGCGCGCCTTTCTCGACGGCGACCAGAACTCGACCCATTCGCTCTACATGTACATGCGCGGCGAAGTGATCGAGAACGACTTCGGCGCCTGGGAGGCGGGCAAGAAGGCGACGATGAAGGTCAAGGTCGCGCTCGACGCGCTGAACCTGACGATCGACGGCGCGTCGATCTTCGACATCGACATCGAGAACGGCGTCGACACCTGGAATGGGACCGACGTCGCGGCGATGATCAGCAACGCGATCGGCTCGTAAGCGCGGCTGCGGGCGAAGCGGATCGCAAAAGGGCCTTTTCAGCAGGGGATCGCGCATGGCCGAAGACAAGAAAGCCGAAGACAAGAAGCAAGAGATCACCGACGCTGAGAAGGGCTGGGGGCTGGAGGATTTCGAGCTCAACCATCCGTTCAAGTTCGCCGGCGTCGAGTTTCGCAAGCTCGCGGTGCGCGTGCCGACCGGCGCCGACATCGAAGCCTATATCCGCTCGCCCGACCGCGGCTTCCGCGCGCTGGCGCTGAAGCTCGCCGACGCCGACGCCAAGGTGCTCGACGCGATGCACGGCGCCGACTATTCGCGGCTGATGGCCGAGCTGGGGAAATTTGTCGCCGGTGTCCGCTAGACCTCGACGAGGTCGTCGACGACATCGGCCTGGCGTTTCCCTATAGCCGCGAGTGGGTGCTGGCGCAGCCGATGCCGACGATCCTGAGGCTGGCGGGGCGCGCGGCGATCCATCTTGACCGGCTCTACGGGCGCTGACCATGGCCAACATGACGCTCGAATTCATCCTCGAGCTGGTCAACCGCATGTCGGGGCCGGCGCGGGAGGCGGTCAAGGATCTCGAACAGTTCGGCGCGGCGGCGAAGCAGGCGGGCAACGCCGACGCCGGCCTTCGGCCTGATAAGTGGGTCGAGGAAGGCCGCGCCATCATGGAGGCGGCCGAGAAGGCGAAGCAGTTCGAGACCTCCGTCATCGACGCCGCCGATGCCGAGAAGCGGGTCGGCGCGGCGTGGATCGCCACGATCGAGGACATCGACAAGGCGACGGGGGCGCTAAAGGACTTCAACGCGCAGCTCGACGCGATGATCAACAAGAAGCTGCCGCCGGGGCGAGGCGGACCGCCGGCACCGGGCGGCAAGGGTGAGCCGTCGCCCTTCTGGGGCATGGTCGAAAACGCTGGCGAAATGCTCGCTCTGTTCGAAGGCCCGAAGGCGATCGAGACGATCGTCGGCGGCGGCGCCAATCTGAGCGACGAAAAGATCGCCCAGAAGATCGCCGGCATGAGCCCGCAGCAGATCGAGGACACGCGCAAGCTGGCGGCCGATCTGGAGCAAAAATACCCGCAGTTCCCGTTGGCGGACGTCCTCAAGGAAGCGCGCGAGGCGCGCGCCATCTTCACCACCGACGAAGAGGCGGCCAAGGCGCTCGGCGTCTATATGAAGATGGCGGCGCTGGCCGATCGCGACCACCCCGGCGAGGGCCTGACGGCCGCCTATCCGGCGCTGCGCGCGGTCGAGGAAGGCGGCTTCACCAAGGACTGGGAGAAGACCGAACGCGCCCTCGACGACTTCCAGGCGGCCAAGAACGCGCTGGGCGCCAAGCTCAGCTTCTCGGACTATTTCGAGGTGTTCCAGCGCGGCGGCGCCTTCGCGCGGCAGTGGAACGACAAGTTCCTGCGCGACGAGCTGCCTCACCTGCTGCAATCGCTCGGCGGCGACGCGACCGGCGTGATGATTGCGACGCTCGGCGAAGGGATCATGGGCGGCCACCTGATGGGGCCGTCGCTCGACGCGCTCGACAAGATCGGCCTGCTCGACGAGAAGAAGGTCGAGCGCAAAGGCGGCCACATCAAGCGCATCGAACCGGGCGGCGTCAAAGGAGCCGAGATCCTGGCGCGCGACCCGGTCGAGTGGGCGCAGGGCGTGCTGTGGCCGGCGATCCAAAAATACACCAAAGATCCCGACCTGCAGATGCAGTTGCTGGTGACCGCGCTGTCGAACCGCAACGAGCTCAAAGCGGCCTATATGGCGGTCACCGACACGCCGCAGTTCCAGCGGACCAAGGAGCTGATCGAAAACCCGCTCAACAAGGGGCTCGATGCGGCGCAAGACCTGAAGGACGATCCGAAGGTCCAATGGCAGGCGGTCAAGGCGACGATCGACACCCTGAGCGGCGTCGCCGCCGAGCCGGCGATGACGACGGTCGCCAAGGGGCTCGGCATTCTGGCGAACGGATTGTCGGCCCTCAGCCGAGTCGCGGCCGACCGGCCGGTCGAGAGCACGCTCGCCGCCGGCTTCTCGGTCGCCACCATCCTGACCTGGCTCGGCAAAGGGTTCATCGGCGTCGGACAGAAACTCGGGTTCATTTCCGGCGGTGGCGAAGGGGCCGCGGCGGCAGCGGAAGCGGCCGCCGGCGCGGGCGCCCGGATGGTCGGCGGCCGCTTCCTCGGGCCGCTCGGCTGGGGCCTGGCCGCGGTCGACACCTTCAACGACATCATCGAAGACGTGAAGCGGCTGCGCCGGGATCTGCCCTCTGCGCCGGATGCCGGCGGCAAGGGCGCGTCGATCGCCGGCCCGGAGGCGATCGCGGCGGCGCGGGTGCGCGCCGGGCTCGACCCGCCGCCGCGATCGACGAACCCGCGGATCGACGCCAGCGAGGTCGACCTGGCGGCGAGGAAGGCGAAGGAAGCGCATCAGGATTTGCAGGCGCTCGGCCAGACGGTGAAGCCGAAGGTCGACGCTTCGACCCTCGACGCGCTCATCTCTAAGTTGCGCGAGGCGGCGTCGCTGGTCGGCTCGATCAACGGCGGCCTGTCGACCGCTTCGCACCGCGCCAGCTTCGCCGGCGCGTTGCATGACGGGCCGGAGGCGCGCTGATGCTGATGTGCTGGGGCGACACCGTCTTCGAAACGGGCGCCATGGCCTTCGACAAGCTGGCGCGCCAGACCAAGGCGCGGTGGAAGGACCACGAGATCATCGGCCGGCGGCCGGCCGGGCAATATCTCGGGCCCGACAAGCGGACGCTGACGATCTCCGGCGTGACGTTCCCCAACGACGACGGCGCGGGGCCGGCCGCCCAGGTGCTGGCGCTCGAAGCCGCGTGCGAGGCGGGCGATGTCTATTGCCTGGTCACCGGCTCGGGCAGCGTCTCGGGGCCGTTCCGGCTGGAGGAGATCGACCCGGAAGAGACGTTCCACGACGCCAACGGCCGGCCGCAGCGCGTCGCCTACAACCTCACCTTCGCCGCCCATGACGACGGCGACGGGCAGATCTGGAGCCTGTGGCCATGAGCGGCGTCTACATCACCCAGCAGGGCGACATGGTCGACGCGATCGCCTGGCTGAATTACGGCTTCGTCGCCGGCGCGGCCGAGGCGATCCTCGCCGCCAATCCCGGCCTCGCCGACCAGCCGCCGGTGCTGCCGGAGAACATCACGGTGCAACTCCCCGACGTCGCGACCGTCACGCCGCCGCCGAAGCAGACCGTCAACCTGTGGGACTGAGATGGCGACGCCGGTTCTGCAGATCTCGATCGGCGGCAAGGATGTCTCCAGCCGGATCAATCCGCGCGTGCTGAAGGGCCGCGTCAGCCGCCACGACGGCGAGAAGGCCGACGAGCTGGAGCTGACGCTGTCGAATTACGACGGCATGCTCGCCAAGCCGCAGCGCGGCCAGACGCTGCAGGTGGCGCTCGGCTTCGAGGAATTCGGCGGCGCGGTCGACCGGGGCGCCTACATCGTCCAGGGCGTGACGAAGAGCGGCGGCCCGGCGGTCTTTCACGTGACGGCGCAGTCGGCCGACCTGAAGAAGACCTTGAAACAGCAGAAGACGCGCTCGTGGGTGGCGCCGAAGACGCTCGGCGACGTGCTCAACCAGGTGGCGAGCGACAACGGCCTGACGCCGGCGATCGACGCCGGCCTGGCGGCGACCGCGATCGACCAGATCATCGCCCAGACCGGCGAAAGCGACATGCACCTGGTGATGCGCCTGGCGCGCCGCTTCGACGCGGTCGGCAAGTTCGCCCAGGGGCGGCTGGTCTTCGTCCCGAAGGGCGCGGGCACGACGGCGAGCGGCGCGGCGATCGCCGCCGTCAAGATCACGCCGAACGACTGCGAGAAGTTCGACATCCGCGACAACGATCGCGAGGCGCGCGGGGCGAGCCACGCCAAGGTGTGGGACCGCAAGACGGCGACCTCGACCGACGTCAACGGCCACGCCGGCGACGCCGGGCCCGACTACAGCTACCCCGAGACGTTCGCCTCGAAGACCGAGGCGCAGAAGGCGACCGCCGGCCGGGCCAAGGCGTTCGCGCGGGCCAAGAAGACCCTGTCGGCGACGCTGCGACCGCCCGTCCAGCCGCCGGTTCCCGGCGGGGTGGTGACGACCGAGGGTTTCGGCGACGACGACGATACGGATTTCACCGTCAAGACGGTGACCGACGAGTTCGACGACAAGGGCCTGGCGACCACGATCGAGGGGGAGCTGAAGGTCTAG